ACTCTTAATCAGCGGGTCGGGGGTTCGAAACCCTCACAACCCATATATAAAAACCGCCTAAACAAAGCGTTTAAGCGGTTTTTTGTTTGTGAAATTTTAGTTTAAAATTGCCTTTTTTTATTAAGTGGGGCAGAGGTGGGGCAGAAAGCTTAAAAAGGGTTCTCAAAATCGCTAGCTGCATCTTTGTGCGTATCTTTCAAAACATGTGCATAAATGTTTGAAGTGGTCACACTAGATTTATGTCTAAGCCGCTCTTGGATAATTTTTATATCTCTACCTTTGTTCAATAAAAGTGTAGCAGATGTGTGACGCAAATCATGAAAACGAATCACCGGCAAGTTGTGTCTTTCTAAAAATCGTTTCCAACGCTGATAAATCGAATCAGGCCTAATCGGTTTGCCTTCCATGTTGGCGAATAAAAATTTGTGATTGGTCCATTTCCCTTCAGTTTTTAGGTCTAAAACTTCATTGCTTATATATGTTTCTATTAAATTAGTTAACCAAGCGGGTATAGAAACTATCCCAGCTACATCATTCTTAGTTGATTCTTTAAGAAGTAAACCTTCTCCTGCTTTTGCAACTAGCGTTTGTTCGAATGTTAGCTCATCTTCTATTAAGTTCACGTGTTTTACTTCTAATGCTGCTAATTCAGCTTCTCTACAACCTGAAATCAGCGCTATATAAATCATTACTTGCAATCTAAGTGGCTCGTTCACTAGAGCTGCATTTAGCAACTCAATTTCAGCAGGAGTATAAATAGTAGGTGGTCTTTTAGTTGTTTTTGGAAGCCTTACACCCTCTGCGGGGTTAATTGGGATTACTTTCCACTCAACCGCAGTTTCAAATACTGAATTTATCGCAAAATAAATATTTCTGATAGATCGCGGCGAAAGCGGCTTATTTTTCTTTTCGTCTGAATCTGTAGGTTTAACATCTAATCTTGCGCCGGGCTTTTGTAATTTTGCGACTAGGTTAACTATATGAAGCGTAGTTATTTTATCCATTTGAACGCCGCCAAAGGCTGGGTAAGCTCTTGCTACTATAGATTTGTAGTATTCTGTCCAGGTTTTAACTTCTAGGTTATTTTGTGCATGTTTTGGCATATACTCATTCTCAACAAATGCTTTAAATGTCATTCTTGCAGGAGCAGTATATCCATTTTGCTCTAATTCTGTGATGAAATTTCTTAACTCTTTTTCTCGCTCCCTCTCGTTTTTTGTTCGCGTCGTTCTGTCAGCCCGAATCGGCGTACCTTTGTAGTCATAGCCTACAGTCACGCGCATACGCCATGAATTTTTGCTACGTTGTTCAATAGAACCCTCATAACGCCTACCTTTTACTTTTTTTACCATAAATAAGCCCTCCTTTCGCACATATGTTCTTTTTTCGATAAAAAGAAAAGCCTATTGGCTCTCTTTATTTTACATATTTGACAAATCTTTCGAGTTTAACTATATCTTTTGATGTAATGTTTAATTCTGTTACTAAATCAATATCTTTTGTTTTATTGTAAAAGTAAAAAATTGCTTTTGATTTATTTTCAATTTGCGTAGAAGTGCTGTTTGTTTTACCGCTACTTCCTGCCAATGCACCTACTACTGTTCCTGCGCCTCCGCCGACTATTCCCCCAACTACTCCTCCAGCAATAGTTTTCCCAGCTTTGCTATTAGTTTTAGTGTGAGTGTTGTACGTCGCACCTAGCCACTTATAATCAACAAAGTAAAACTCATCATTTGTCACAAGACCATCTTTGGATAAAAAAATTATCTGATTTGATGGAATTAGTTGAACCATGTTATAAGTTGTTCCAACCGCTTTCTTTATAGCGAAATTTAAATCCTGTTGTGCTAAATTAAAATTTAACTTAATTTGAGGCGAGTTACTCGGAATTTCTTTTACATCGAATTTTTCATGGGTGGCTTTTTTTCTCTTTATTCTTAAAGCAAGCCAGATGAAAAGAGCTGCAAATGCAAATTCAATTAATGCCATGCCAGGTAATTGTGATACAGCTAAAATAATAATACCGGTAAAAATAAACAAACCAGCTAGTACAAATAAAGCTATCATCCCGTTATCTCCCTTTTGTATGTACCAATCTGCGGCCGCGAACTGGTTACATAGTTATATTTTATTCAAAAGCCTTGCGACATCTTCTAACTTTTCGCTTTGACTTAATCTACTATCAATAACTATGAAAACTTCCTTTTTTAAAGTGAATGAACAAGAAGTAAATTCGTGTTCTAGCATCACTACATCATGTTGTACGTTCAGTTCATCTAAAGTTTTCATGTATTTATACCCCGTTGTATTTTATTGCAACGTTGCACTTATATTATACATATTTTTTATAAGAAATATCACGTTTTCACAGAAAGTTAATAATCAATAGCATTAGCTAGTAAATAAATTACAAGTCAAGTAGTTTAAGAATAAATAAATTATTAAACTAGTTGTTTTTTTGTTGCTCGTAAAATTCAATGAATGACTTAACAGCTTTTACTGCTTCTGCGTCATTCATTACTCGAGCTGCAACAGCTTTAAAATCTTCGTTTTCGTCAACAAATTCATTTACCTCTTTATCACCTTTTGAAGCCACTTCAGTGATATTTATTTCCTTTTCATTTGCATGTTCTTTTCTTTTTTCTTCTATATAAGCGAGTATCTCTTTCATATCTTCTTCTGATGCGTTTGAATCAATGTGAGCTGCGATTGTGTCAGCGAGATTATTATCGTCTCTTCCTAATAAATAATCAGTAGATACATTAAAAAATTCAGCTATTTTCAGTAATGTTTGATAGTCAGGCTCTCTTGTTCCTTGTTCATAATTAGCTACTTGACCTCTAGAAAATCCAAGTTCGTCGGCTAATTTGTATTGTGAAAAACCTTTTTTCTTTCGCAACTCAGATAATCTTTTACTAAACATTTCTAACACCTACGCTTTCTATATGTATATTATAAGAAACAATTAGTTTCCAGTCCATTAAATTTTCAATGTAGAAACAAAAAGTTTCTAAAAACGCTTGACAGAAACGTTATGTTTCTGATATAGTTTGTTTATCGAGAAACGAAGTGTTTCTTTTTAGGAGGTGAACAATTTGAGAGAAAAGCTTGTTAAATTGAGAGGCAAGCGCTCTAGACAAGATGTATCAAAAGATTTGGGCGTGACTCCTCAAATGCTTGGTGCAATTGAAAGGGGAGATAGAACCCCCTCTCTAAATTTAGCTAACAAAATTGCTAATTACTACAATGTTCCGATTGAAGATATTTTTTTTAATAATAAAGACACGTATTGTGTCTAATAAGTGCAGGAGGTTAGAAAATGAAAGTAGGAGACATTTTAGAAATTGCGGGACGAGTAGTTGGAAGAATTGAGGAAATAACAGAAGGCACACTGCTTGTTAGGAAGGGTTATGTAACTTATCAAGGTGGACAAAAAGTTATTGTGCTTACCAAACAAGCAGTGTACTTAGATAGCGAAACAATTAAAAATGCATATTGGATTAAAACAATAGATTCATCGATTATTTCGGAAACCGTTAATCTCATTGCCTGCGACAACTTGATTCGCGAATTCCTGGACATGTAAATTTACCAGTTCGTGACCATCTACATGTTCTACTACATTAACTAGGTAATGCGGTGCTTTTATATTGGTACTTGAAATGACGTCACCTTTTCTAGGTAAATAATAGAGTTCCATATTTTGAAGAACTTTCCCTTCTTCAATTAGCGAAACTTTAATCATAATATCACCTCCAATCAAACTAATTATAGCAGATTGGAGAGTAATCAAAAACAGGAGGCTAAACCATGTTAAGCGAAAAAGCAAAGGAAGCACGGAGAGTATACCAACAACAGTGGAGAGATAAGAACAGAGAACATGTAAGAGAATATAGCAGGAAATGGCGTGAGGAAAACCAGGAAAAACAAGAAGCTGCTATTAATAGATACTGGGAGCGCAAAGCGAATGAGTTAATCGCAAACTAATAAAGGAGGCTAGAAAATGAACATAAGATATTTGAGTAAGAAAAGAAGTGAAGAAAAAGATTTGATTTTTAAAACCAAAAACATACTACCAGAAAACTTGAAATCGTTAAATATTGAGATGCAAGGAGATAGAAATTGTTGTTATGGACTATTAGAAATTAATGGAAAGCAATTAGGAAAAGGAATCACAGCGGTGAAGCTAGATTTAAAAGCAGGTTCGTTGCCAGTTGTTCAAGTTAAATATCATCCATTCACGATCAGCGAAGAAATGCGAAGACTAATATGGTCTGGAAAATAATAAAAATCATAATTTAGGAGGAAGAAAAATGAATAACATCAAACAAGCAATTATTAAACTAGAAACAATTTTAGAAAATGGTAATGCGATAGAGAGCGGCTCATTCGTTAAATACAGCGTTATAAAAAATATTTTAAGTTTACTTGAAAAAGATCAAGAGCTAAAAATTATCGAAATGAAAGTAGAGCTGAATGGAGTAGAGGATTCCATAGAAAACGCCACTTTGTTAGAAAAGAGATTAAGTGAAGCCAAATCTTTGGTGGAAGACTTGGCTAACACTATAAACTCGTTAGAAATTAAGGTGAAGTGAAGCTTTTCCAAAAAGAATAGGAGGTTAAAAAATGAAGGACTTTGAAATGATGGAAGCAATTAAACAAAAACGGCTTGAATGTAAATTAGTAATTTTGGAAAATTTTGAATCGAGTTTTAAAGAAGCCCTCAATAAGGGAGATTCCGCCATGGTGTCGGCTTTAGCGGAATCATTGAAAACAGTTATTAAATAGTGAACTCAATGTAAAGGACATCATTTGAGTTCATTAGAAAAACTTTCGATAAATCGTTTTCTAACTCGTTTGCACCCTTATAAATGATTTTGTAAGTTTTATCGGCTTCTAAATAAAAATCATTTAAATCAAAACTTTTGTTATCTGGAAAAGATGTAATGCTTATAACGCCCATTAGAGCAATGGGCTGGTCATCAGAGATACCTTTGAACATTATATCCATGCGATTTTTCACAAATTCCACCTCCCTTCACAAAAACTATAGCACTGTGAAAGGGCGAACAGAAAGGAGAACAAAATGTCAAATTTACAAGTAATTGCAAATGATATGTTGCCAGTTTTAGAAAATGAAAAAGGCGAGAAATTTGTAAATGCACGGGAACTACATCAAAGCTTGCAAGTCGGTAAAAAATTTGCTACTTGGATTACCGATAAGTTTAGTAATTACGGATTTTCAAAGGATGAAGACTATTTCCCAATTTTGGGAGAAAGTACATTTGGCAGACCTCGAACAGAATACTTACTAACTTTAGACACTGCTAAAGAATTAGCAATGGTACAAAACAACGAAATGGGTCGAGCAATTAGAAAATACTTCATTGAAGTAGAAAAACAAGCGAGGAAATTAGCAACTGAATATCCAACTTTTTCATACATGATAGAAGATCCAGTCGCTAGAGCTAAAAAATGGATTGAGGAACAACAAGAGAAGCAAGAGGCTTTAAAGCAACTTGAGGAACAAAAGCCGAAAGTAGTTTTTGCGGAAGCTGTACAAACGAGCGAGAACACAATTTTAGTAAAAGATTTAGCTACTATTCTAAAACAAAAAGGATTAGATATAGGACAAAACAGACTTTTTGAATGGTTGAGAGGTAGCGGATATTTGCTAAATAAAGGGGCTTATTATAATAAACCATCGCAAAAGGCGATGAATTTAGGATTGTTTGAACAAAAAACACATATTCATACAGATAGAAACGGCTTAATGATAACTACCTATACACCTCGAGTTACTGGCAAAGGTCAAATATACCTATTAAACAAATTATTAGAAGAACACAATCAAGTCATAATTTAAGCGTCGCCTACCACAACGACGCTTATGCAGACAACTTAGTCACGGGGAGCGACTAACAATAGTATATAACGATAAGTTGTTAATTAGTGGTTAAAAAATAAACAAAAAGGATTGAGATATTATGTTTCAAAAATCAACATCAGCGCCAACCGCGATGCAAGTTTTAGCAGAAACTCGCACGCAAAAAGAGCTAGCGATTGATAGTTATGTAACACCAGCACTAATAAGCAACCAGTTGAAAGGAAAGCGTACAGTTTCACTTGAACAAGCAGAACAGTTAATTGATAGCTACAACGAGCCGCAGAGTACTTACTTATTCGCACATGAATTTAGCAATGGAATGATTCCGCCTCTACTGAACGGGCTGGACAACCATCACGCATCTTTAACTTGTCGCTTTGAACTAGAAGTAACAGAGGCAGTAAACGCGTTAAAAAGCGGATTAGAAACGATGACATTCAATTTAAGAAAAGGTGACATGCTACAACGAGAAGCGGCAAAGCAAGCAATTTCAGAAATAACAGATGTAATCGCAACAGCATTAACGCTTAACACAAGTATAGCGAAGGCATTCAACATTAATTTACAACAAATTTTAGAAAGTCGAGATAAATATTATTTAAAATCCGGTTTGGTGAAGGAGTGAGAAACAATGGAAACGATGGAAAAGGATATTTTAACAGCTGAGGAAGCGGCGGAAATGTTAGGTATGAAAAAGAGGACTATTCAATCTTGGGCTAGAAATGCGGGATTACCCGGCAAAAAAATAAACGGCAAGACATGGATTTTTAGCAAAAGAGAACTTGAAGCATGGGTAGCTCAAGGCGGAGAAAAATAAAGGAGGGCTACAACAATGACAGAAAGAGTTTTCAGAAAGACAACAAACTTCGGTGATAGCGAAATTCATACAAATAGCAGAACAAAAATGATTGCTAATCCGGCGTTTCAGCAGAAAATCCCGTTAAACGAAACAGGTTGCGACAACATGACGGACTATATAGAAGAATTAAAACTTAAGGGATATGAGGAGGTCACTCGGTGATGGATGTGTTCGCAGTAATGATTTTCGTGTCGTTTATGTCTGTAATCGCAGGCTACTGGCTGAGAGGAAGTGATAAACATGGTTGAGAATCCACTTGTGGTTGATGATCTTTGGAACGATGATTTTAGACATTAAAAAAGCACGCATAGCAGTGCGCGCTTTAAGGATTTGAGATATTACCTTAAGAAAATTATACCTCAGGTCCATTAAAAAATCAATGGAGGTAACATATATGGCTATTGCAAAAGAAAAGACAATGAACATCTTAGCGAGCGTAAAAGACATGGATAGGGCACAATGGTTGCTGACTCGGCGCCTAGGTATCGGTGGAAGCGATGCGGGAATCATCATGGGGTTAAATCAGTACAAAACAGCATTTGAGCTGTGGCTAGATAAGACAGACCAAGTTTTGCCAGATGAATCAGCGGGAGAAGCCGCATACTGGGGCAATCAAATGGAAGAAGTTGTCGCAAAAGAATTCGAAAAGCGAACTGGCAAGAAAGTAAGACGTAGCAACATGATGTATCAACATCCAGAGCATGATTTTATGTTGGCAAACGTTGATAGGTTTGTGGTTGGTGAAGACGCTATTTTGGAATGTAAAACAGCATCAGCATACTTAACAAAGGAATGGGAAGCTGACGAAGTACCAGCGACTTATCTAGTGCAAATACAACACTATTTAGCGGTCACAGGTAAAAGCAAAGCCTATGTAGCTGTTCTAATTGGAGGAAATAAATTTATTTGGAAAGAAATTGAACGCGATGACGAGTTAATCAATCAAATAATTGCTTTTGAGTTAGATTTTTGGGAAACGAACGTAAAAGGACATGTAGCGCCGGCGCTAGACGGTTCAAGTGCCGCAGAAAAATATTTAAAAGATCGTTTTGCTAAGTCAGAAGCTAAACAAGTTATTTTATCAAAAAAATACAACGAATTTTTGGCTGAAAGAGCAAATTTAGAACGCGATATAAAGCTTTTAGAGACACGAAAGAAAGAAATTGATAATAATATCAAGAATGATTTAAAAGAAGCTGAAACAGCCATCGCAGACGAATTTACGATTACTTGGAAGCCTGTTATTACTTCAAGAGTAGACACTAAACGTTTAAAAGAAGAACATCCAGACATTTACAAAAAATTACGTAAAGAAACTAGTTATAGAAAATTTGCAGTGAAGGAGAATAAATAATGGCAACTAACGATGAATTAAAAAATCAATTAGCAAATAAACAAAATGGAGGGCAAGTAGCAAGCGCACAATCATTAGACTTAAAAGGTTTGCTAGAAGCACCGACAATGCGCAAGAAATTCGAAAAGGTACTAGATAAAAAAGCGCCTCAATTTTTAACTTCCCTTTTAAATCTTTATAATGGCGACGACTATTTACAAAAAACTGACCCGATGACAGTTGTTACTTCCGCCATGGTAGCGGCAACACTAGATTTACCGATTGACAAAAATTTAGGTTATGCGTGGATTGTTCCTTACAAAGGCAGAGCACAGTTTCAGCTTGGTTATAAAGGATACATCCAGTTAGCACTACGCACAGGACAATATAAAAGCATTAATGTTATCGAAGTGCGCGAAGGTGAGCTACTGAAATGGAACCGACTTACTGAAGAAATCGAACTAGATTTAGACAACAATACAAGTGAAAAAGTTGTTGGCTACTGTGGCTATTTCCAGTTAATTAATGGCTTTGAAAAAACGGTCTATTGGACTCGTAAAGAAATAGAAGCGCATAAACAGAAATTTAGTAAATCGGATTTTGGATGGAAAAAAGACTACGATGCAATGGCTAAAAAGACCGTTCTTAGAAACATGTTAAGTAAATGGGGGATTTTATCCATCGATATGCAAACAGCGGTTACAGAGGACGAAGCAGAGCCGAGAGAACGAAAAGATATTACAGAAGATGAATCAATACCGGAGATTATAGATGTGCCTACAACCCCGTCTGACACGCTAGAAGCTGGCTCGGTGGTTCAAGGGTCAATGATCTAAATGAAAGGAGAAAAGGAGCATGTCTAGTGGTTGGATAAAAATTTATCGTTCTCTACAAGAACATTGGATTTGGGAGAATGAAAAATATTTAAAATGGTGGTTGGATTTGCTCCTTTTAGCCAATCACCAAGATAGGGATATTTTGATAAACGGAGAGTTAATAACGATAAAAAGAGGACAAAAACATACATCTGAATTATGGCTTTCAAATCGATGGAATGCGGACAGAAAACAGGTTCGAAAGTTCTTAGAACTATTGAAAAAAAATGACATGATAACGATAACTAAAAGTAGACAAAAAGGGACAACGTACGAAATCAGTAATTACAACGACTTTCAAGGCATTTCTGAGGAAATAAGAACAACGAAAGGGACAACGATTGACACAACGGAAGATACAACGAAAGAACATCAAATGGTACAACGAAAGGGACATAAACAAGAATTAAAGAACTTAAGAATTAAAGAATTAAAGAAAGATATTAACAACAACAGCGATTTAAATTTCAAGGATTTTTGGGAACAAAATGGATTCGGAATGATGCTACCGATTGAGCAAGAAAAACTACTTGCATGGGTAGATGATTTTTCTGGTAATCGAGAAATAGTTTTTAAGGCATTGGAAGTTACTTCTGAACAAGGAGCGAATAAACGTAATTATGCATACGTTAATAAAATTCTTAGAAACTGGGAAGAAAGAGGATTTAAAACGGTTGCTGATGTGAATGCGGCAGAAGAGGAAAGGCGAATGCAAAATGAACAGAAGTATAACAAGCCCGCTTACGGCAAATACAACAAGAATCAGAAACAAGAAGTCTTGCCGGATTGGTTTGATAGCGAGGTAAAACCGCAAGTATCGACATCAGAATCAGAATCAAGCGAAGACTTAGAAAAGAAAGTCGCTGAAATTAAAGCGAAATTAGCGGCTAGAAGCGAGGTGCAGGCGTGACAGAATACGCACTTTATAAAGCAGACGAACTACTAATAATCGGCACAGTAGACAAACTAGCGGAGTTTCAGAAAGTGAAGCGTGAGACGATTTTGTTTTATGCTACGCCGAGTTATCGGAAAAGAACGAGCGAGAAAGGGCTACGGACTATTAGATTGGAGAGGGAAGAATGAAATCTAAAACGTATGTAGCTACTGTAACGTACCGCGACAATGGCGTTTATCAATCATTTACGCTTGAAGTTGCTTCAAAAAACAAAATTCAAGCAAGAACAATAGCTTATAGCCACGCTTTATTTGAAAAAAGTATTGGAATTAGAAGCATATATTCAGTTAGTGCATTTAAACATAAAGCAAGACGTTAGCAATTGAATTTGAAGGAGGAACAAGCATGACAAAACAAGAATCTGTTAGCTGTAAAGAATGTGATGAAACGTTCACTCAATATGACGAAATTATTGTTTTTGATGGAATCGCTTGGCACAAAGATTGTTTAGATAAATTCCCGGCAACCTACGCTTATTACGAAAAAGGTAAAGATGGCGAATTTTTAAATACTGGTGAGCACGCTGATTTCGAGGGTGATGCGTATGAACATTTTGACGGATTAGAGGAGGAATAATTTTTGAAATTTAAAGAAGGCGAAAACGTACACGTAATTGTAGGCAATGAATTGTTAAGTGGTTGGTACAACGGTAAAGAGTTTGGAACAGGCAACTCTTTAGTGAAAGTTTCTAGGGACAAAATAATATCTACTAAAGATTGTTTTATTGCTAAAGAAAAGGAAGCAGAGTTGGTAGTAGTTCCGCGATTTGCCGATGACTGGATAAATTACTGTGAACAAAGAGACTATGATCTATCTTGTTTGCTAGACTATGACGATTCTGGTATGTCTTATGAAATAGACAAGTGGTTGCGTTCTAAAGACAGTAATCAAGAGCTTTTAGCTCGAGCATGGCTAGATGGATACGAAGTCGAGAAAGAACCGCTTTATTATGTGAAACTTATTGACCAAGCGACTGGTTATCTAAATGTACGAAATGATGGACGTCGGTCTATGAGTAATAGTGTTCAGAATGAAATTTTTAAAACAAAATTTACGGAATCAGAGATAAAAGCAATGGATAAAGGTGAAGTGTACTGGTTACTTAATGAACCTGTTGAGGGAGCGGAGGGTGAAGCATGAGAGAAGTAATCCTTTTAAAAAGAGAAGAATATTACGAAGAAGAAATAGACATCAGAACATCATATCGCTATACAGAAATAGGCGAAATAGCATACTTTCACAAATTTGTTACTATGCCAGAAACAATAGCCGGTGAATCGGGCGTATATGCTGTTTTAGAAAAAGATAATGGCGAGTGTGGATTGTACGGACTATCTGAATTTAAATTCAAAAATAAGGCGAAGGAAGGGACGATAGCATGAGAGAGATTGAGATTAGAGGTAAACGAATAGAT